CACGCATTTGCCGTAGCAGTTTGGGATTCCCACGCATAGAAGGTGTCGCTCGCCGTCGCGTTGCTGATGGAGTAGATCGTCGAGGACGTATTGACCGGCGTTTCCGAATTGAACAACTGCGCACTCGCCGACGAGTAGGTGACCCGCACGCCGACGTAATCGCCCAACTGCGCCGCAATGGTCGTGGACAAGTCCAATGTATCCACGCTGCCAGCCGACAGTTGGCTGCTCAGATTGTCCGACGTGCCGACGAGTGAGTAGTTGTTTGAGGCGACCTTGCGCCAGACCTTTACGTAGAAGCCCGTCACCGCGGTCGTGCTGGCGATGCTCACCTTGACCCGCTGAAGCGTGCCGGTCTGCCGGAGGCGTTGGGCATTGCCGACGTTCACGAACTCGAAGCTCGTCTCGCCGGAGTTCGGCCCGAAGTCGCCGGCCGCGTAGGTCGCGGATTGATAGGGCGCCACCTGCACGACATTGGTGCGGCCGGTGACAATGCCGGGGAGGAGCGTGGTTGCACCGTAGCCGGTCACGTTGGTGACCGACCCCGTGAGGTTCACGGCGGTGCCGTTGGTCGTGTCGAGCTTTGCGCTCGCGTCAATCGAATTGCCATTGACCGTGACGGATGTTAGGTCGCCGGTAAGCCGCACTTCCTTCCATCGGCCGGTTCCGGTGCTAGTCGCGTAAACCAGCGGGCTCGTCGTGTTGGTCGCGTCCGTGGCCGTCGGGTAATACCTGAATTGGAGGCGCGTGTTGTTGTTCGTGCTGACAACAATCACGTCCGGCACGGTGGCCGATGGCGTGAGTGCGACTAATGCCGCCGCGGAATCCACGACGCGCGGGGTGCGTTGCGCGAAGGCGGCGAAGCAAAAGAGGATGGCGAGAAGGTATCTCATGCGAAGCGGATGAGTCGGCCGGCGATGGAATCTAATGCAATGGTATCGGAATCGTCCGCGGTGGCGGATGAATCTGCATCGTAACGGAACATCCCGCCAAGGAAAGACGCACTTGAAGCGATGGCGTAAACGCGGTCGTCAATGAACCGGGTGTGTGCCTTGGCCGCGGTGAGCGTGGCGAAGTAGGTAATCAGCGAGACGGGCGCGCTGGTTTCGGTCACCAGGTCTTCGATGTCCGCGGCGGTTGAACCGACCTCGATCAGAACGTAAATGTCAGAATCCGCGTCGGGATAGTAGCGATATATGCCGGCCAGCAGCGTGACGGAGAAGGCGCCGGTTGAAGCGTTCGGCGTCGCGCGGACGTCTCGGCGCGTGACGGTATTGGAACCGGACACCACCGGGCTTTGCCGCTCAAACAAGACGCCATCAGCGGGCGTATCGTTTGGGTCTTTGGCGATTCCTGAAATTGTGGGCATACGTTATGCGGGTGCGGTGGCGGGTGCCCAGCGCGTGGCGCGGTAATGGATTCGGAAGCTCTGCCGGCGCGCGGCGTAGCGTTTGCCGCCCTGCGTCTCGGAGGCTTCGTGGCCGGCGCTTACAAGGTCATCACACAGGCCGCCGAGCGTCTTGTCGGTGCCGAGCGCAACCATTAGGTCGGTCCACAGGTCCGAAGCCGTTTCGTTCGGGTCGTTGTCTTTGAGCGCAGTCGCGTGTGAGACAATATCAAACTCAATGACTCCGAAGTTCTCGCCAACCATGCCAGCCGCTTCGGTGCCGCCGGTTTCGCGAATCACAAAGCCGGCGGTGTTACCTTGCCCCGTGGGCTCGGTGTCCTTGTCGGGGTTCAGCCGCACGTTGCTGCCACCGTTGGTCAGATAGCCGCTGCCCGTGGTGATCGTCTCAAGACGAGTCGCTAAGGCGGCAAGAATCTGTTGTCGGCGTGCGCTCACGTATTGGCCAAGGTCAGTTTGGTTGCGCCGCGGCTGTCGGGTTCCACGGCGATGATTTCAAAGGTTCTGTCAGCACCCGGAAGTTCGATCCGGAGCGTATCCCCAGCGGCCACGTCGGCAACGTCGGACGTTCGCGCTGTGGCGGTGGGTGCGGTCAATTCCACGGGCTCAAGTCCGATGATACCGGTGGGCTCCTGAAACAGCACAACCAAGCGCCGCTTTGTGCCGGCAGCCATGCTCACGTAAGCGGTGTCGCCCGCGTGCGAGAACAGGTCTTCCAGCCCTTCGGCTAGGCATTGGTCGGCAAGGTTCATCAGGAGGAAAACGGGGCGGACGGGATGAGCACATGAACCCATCCGCCCCGCGCGTGGTGTTTCGCTTAGCCGAGGAGCGTAGCGACGAACTCGGGTTTCCAGACCTTCACGCCGTAGAAGGCCATGAGTTTGATTTGGCTCATGCCGTAGCCCTTGTAGAGCCGGGCCGAGAACGACAGGCCGGTGCGTTCATCAAACAGCGTTGCGATTTCCTCGCCAACGTCACCGCCGGGAGGTTGAGCGGGCGGGCGCATCGCCAGTTCGATGGCGTTCTTATGAAACGCGACGTTGGCGGTGTAGCTGTTTCCGATGGTGACCGCCTTGCCATCAACAATGGCGCCGCGAAGACCCGGGTAGTTCAACACGATGTCACCAGCAACCGCGGTTAGTCCGGTCTTGACCACGTAATTGCCAGCGGTCGGTTCGTCCGCAACGGAGATTACGTCACCAGCCTTGAAGCCGGTGCTGTTCACCGTGCCGCCGTCAACCGAGATCGTGGTGGAGCCGATGGCGATGTTGCCGTTATTGATGACGTAGGAAGCGCCTGCGCCCTTGGTGTGAGCCTGAACCCCGGCGCTAGACCGGATGGACATGTTGTATACGTTCAGCAACTCGCCGCGGCGAAGGGTCGCGTCGGTTCCCGCATCGCCCACGTTGGTCAAGCTAGACCGCTTGCGAAGGTTCGCGGAGGCGGCGGTGTTAATGACGCACGACAACATGCCGTCCTTCATCGGCGTTCCGTTGTCCTCCAGAATCCGGTAAAGGTCGGACAGAATCTCAAAGTTGCTGCCGAAAGGAGCAGTGCCAGCAGTGCCAACCGCGCGGCTCGATCCTTTGTAAGCAACCTCGGCAACCTTGGACTCGATCTGGTTGACCATCTTGCGAATGCCCTGCGCGTAAAGCGTGGTCAGTGCGGCCTCGGCGCCGACCGTGTTCACAAGCTGCAACCACTGTTCACCCTTCAGCGGGATGCTGGCCCCGGCATACAGGGACAGGGACAGGGTTTCGACTGCCGTGGTAATGTCGGCTGCATCCGGCGGAGTCATCGCCGGAGTGTAGCTGGTTTCGAGCGTCGGCTCGGTGGTCCGCATCGAAGTGACGGTGCCGCCGGCAGAGACGCCTTCGGAACCGCCGTTGACGATGACGCCCTGAATGAAGCCGGTCGGCTCCTGTGCGACGATGTCGCGGGCTTGGTAAAGGGTCTCAGTAAGACCCGTCAGTGAAATGTCGTTAGCCATAGTGTGCGAAAGTTATTGGTTGAGATTTGGTTTTGGTTAGTCGGTCAGCTTGCCGCCGTCGCGGATGAACTCATTCCGCTTGGTTTGGGACAGGTTCATGAAGTCGGAACGCTTCATTGCCTTAGGCGCTTCCTTGCCGCCGCCGCTGACAGGATCGTGGCCAGGCTTGCGCTCGGGCAGTGCTTGAAGGCGCGCGAGGATGTTGGCGCCACCTTCCGCATTGGGCGCGGCAAGGATGTCAACCACCCAGTCCTTAACGCTGGCGCCGGGGATGCGGCCGGCATCGGCGCAGGCTTGGACTTCTGCGGTCACGCGGGCGCGGCGCTCGGTTTCGAGTTGCGCCTTGATGGCCTTCAAGTCTTCGGCGGTGGAGTTGTCCGGCGCGGGTGGCGCGGCGGGTTTGTGGGCGATCAACGCGGCCTTCAACTGTTCGTCGGTGGCGGCGTTGTCGAATTTGATGCCCAGCGCGGTTGCCAGGGCAATCATCTCGGTTCGATTCATGATGCTTGTGGTTGCCCCGCTTTCATTCGGCGCGGGCGGTTTGGTTTGGTTTTTCAGCGACGCCGGCACTCGCCGGAATTGCGAAAGGTCAAAGGTGTTACTGGCCGCGACTTCTGCGGTCACGTCGTCCACCAGGCCGAACGCCTTGGCGTCAGCAGCGGTGAACCACGTCTCGTCTTTCATCGCCTGCTCAATTTCGGCGCGCGGCTTCTTGGTCTTTTCCTCGTATACGTTGACCAGCGCCTCTTTGTGCTTTTCCAGAGCCGTCGCCATCTCGCGCATTTCGTCCGCGGTGCCCATGCACATTCCGGACGGGTCGTGAATCATGAGCAGCGCGCTTGCGGGCATGACCAGTTTGCTACCGGCTAACGCGATGATGGACGCGATGCTGGCCGCGAGTCCGTCGATGCGGCACGTTACTTGGTTGCGTCGCGCGGAAAGCAGGTTGTAGATGGCAAGCCCATCGTGAACGGAACCGCCGGGCGAGTTGATGCCGACGGTGATTTTGCGAGCGGCCGGAATCTTGGCCAACTCCTGAGCAAACTCCTTGGCCACCACGCCCTCACCGCTCCAAAAGTCGCGCCCAATCTGGTCATAGATCAGGATTTCCGCCGGGGCGGATTCATCGGCGGACGCTTTGAAAGTGAAACAGGTTTTCATGCTGGAACGGCTGCGGGTTGCGGAGGATTGGTTGCTGCCTCTTGCTGGATTGCCTCAAGCGCGGCTTCGATTAGCGACCCGTTTGGAATCTCAAACTCGGCTTCGATTTCTCCGGCAACCTTCCGCTCCTTCGCGCGCTGCCGCAGGATTTCGCGCCAGTCTTCACCGAGCGCGCCGCAGATGCCTTCGAGCGTTAGCCAGCCGGCGCGGTATTCGTTAATCAGCGCAGCGGAGTTGCGGCCCACGTCCACGTTGACGGAGCGAGGCGGGCGCACGGTGACGCGGAGGAAATCAGCGGGCGGGTCGCCGAGGTTGTTGGCGTTTGAATAGACTGCCCACTCCATGCACCAGCGGTAGATGCTCTCGAAAGCGGAGGCCAAGACGGCGCTGCGGCTGCGGAAGAAAACAGCCGCGGTGTCGAGGTCGGCGCGCGTAACGGTGCCTTGCAATGAGAACGGCATCACCAGCAGCTTGGAGATGCCAACGCCCGCGCAAATCTTGCTTAGGACGTAATCCCAATGCGCTTGGTCCGCGATGCTCGGCGTGTCGCTGCGATTTTGCTCAAGCGTCTCGTCAGTGCGGATGGCAATTGTTCGCCCGCCGCCGGACGCCTTGCGGATGTAGTCGGTCCGCGTTTCGAGCGTCTCGACGTTGGCGTTGGTCGCCCGATTGATCGTGAACCGCTGCGCTTCCAGCCCGTTGGCCGGCAGTTCGCCGGTCTTGGTCTTGAAGACGTTGGTGATGTCCGCGGCGTCCTTGCTCTTGCGCATCTGCAACATCTGGAGATCGTCCAGGTCGTGCAGGTCGTTAAGCACCGGATAGAGCATCGGCAGTCCGCGGTATTGTCCGGCGCGCGAAGGCTCGAAGATGTGCAGGATGCTCGGCGCCTCGATGCGCTCGAACTTGTCGCCATCAAAGGCGGTGCGGACGTAGTATGCGACGGGGCGGCCCTTGGTGTTTAACTCGATGCCGTCAATGACGACCAAGCCTTTCGGCAAGTCGCGCGGTGTCGCAACGCGATGGGATTCGATGAGTTGAACCCGCGGCCGGCGAATGGTCCGCCCGTCAACCGTGACTTCCTCGCCCCACGTCTTGAGCAGGAACACTTCCCCGTCAATGAACCACAGCCGGGCGCAGAGGCTTTGCAGGGAGCCGAACGGATGCAGGCTCGCAATGTCGCAGACACGTTCCCAGCCAGTCCACCAATCGCGGGCGCGGGTGTTCCATTCCTCATCGGAA